AAAGACAGTTGGCTCCTTAACGAAAGGATTGAAACCGGCTAAAACAGTTGGCAACATTTCAAAGGGCCAGATGAAACTGGCAAAGCCTGGACAAAATGATTTAAGGGGTGTCAGGACTGATTTGTACGAAGGACCTCCTGGTCCTTATACAGTAACGGATGAGTCCGGTGTGAGGATATTGGATAGGGAGTTTCAAACCCTTGAGGGCGCACAACTCGCTTTAAAAGATCTCGCGAAACTTCGAACACAGGACGCATCAACGTTTAAAATTTTTGCAAGGAGACCTGATCCTGTCATTGATCCACTTACAAAACAACGAATGCACATAGGAGCGACGGAAATCGTTCAGGAAGACGCATCGCGTATGCCGGCGATGTTCTGGAAATCAAGGGAGACGATCGCTGAAGCAAATCAAAATGTCATGAGTGGAAGGCAGTGGCTTGCTTACATAAAAAACAGAGGTGTTGGTGATACGGAACTTAAGGATACGTCATTGGGTTATCACTTACTGACCAACGGTGATGTTAAAATGACAAAAAACCAGCTCTTAAAGGAGTTTGATGAATTGGCGCCGCAAATTGACGTTAAAATGCTAGGGCTGAGGGATGTAAAATCTACCATTAAGGATGTCGCACACTTTTTAGATTCAGTAAGAACATCCCCTCCAATTTACATGGATTCAAAATCAAGACGAATGGTCAATAATATATACAAAACAATGAAAAGAATAGACATAAATAGACCTACTAACACCCAAATGGAGATTATTAAGGGGGTAGTTAACAAAAATTTTAAAGCGGAGTTTGGCATTGAGGAAATAATTGGAAAAGGATTTGATCCTAACATAAAAATGCCGTTCATGGCTAAAAAAATGGCGTTAGTCTTTGATGATGTCATGAATCAAGGTGGACTTAAATATAAAGCGGCAGGAAAGCCAAAACACGCAGGTGATCAGACAATGTCAGGTGGAACAAATTACCAGGAAATGCTATTTTCCTATAAACCGGGTAAATTCCGAACGGAAGAGCCAATTTTCACCGGAGGGCATGATTTTGGAGGTCAAAAACCGGATAACATGTTTGTATGGGTTCGATTTTCGGACAGGACTGATGAATATGGCAGAAAACTGCTATTTATAGAGGAAATTCAGTCTGATATGCACCAAAGTGCGCGTACAAAGGGGACATTTTCAAAAGGATACTCCAAAAGGGGTGATTTATATGACCCTGACAGCGTGGAAGTTCAAAAAATACAGAATAAATTAGCTAACATACAAGGTAAAATTGATGATGCAGGTGGTTTAGGGGTTTCTAAACTCAGAAAGGAACAGGAGTCACTTATAAAAAAATCAGAAAAATTAAAACCAGGAGGAAAACGCTATAAAGCTGCATCTGACATTCCAGAGGGTCCATTGGCCGATTCAAAAGATCATGGAAGATTCGTGCTGCAATATTTATTGCGTGCGGCTAAAGAAAGCGGTGATTATGACGGAATAGCGCTTGCTTCGTCCAAAGTTAAGGGAGAAAGTAAATCAGGATTTTATGATAGAATCATGATTCCTCAAATGAAAAAAATATCTAAAAAATCAGGTGCAAAATTTGATGAAACGGTAATCGTTGATGGGGATGGAATGCCTTTTGATGAAATTCCAGTGTTGCTTTTAAGAGATAAAAAAGGTATACTCCCCACTCTAGAAACTTCTGTGTACAATGAAGGAGGATTTGTTAGTGGCGGATTGGAACCAATTGTTTCCCCTTTAACTTAATATGGCTGATCAAAGTAAAAATAATATAGATAAAGCGTTAGAAGCTCTTAATTTAGGTCTCGACATAGAACCTGATGGAGTAGACGTTGAAATGGAAAAAGAAGTAGAGTTTGATCCTGCGTTTGAAATGCAGGAGGATGGCTCCGCTATTATTCCTGATAATGCTCCTCCGGCACCCACAGAACATAATGTTAACTTAGCAGATGTTATTGAGGAAAAAGATTTAGCGACACTTTCCAGTGATCTTGTAGCTTTTTTTGAAAGTGATAAGGATTCACGAAAAGACTGGGAGGACACCTATGTCAAAGGACTTGACATGCTCGGATTCAAATATGAAAACCGAACACAGCCTTTTGACGGCGCAAGTGGAGTGGTTCATCCCTTATTGGCTGAATCAGTAACACAGTTTCAAGCACAGGCTTATAAGGAATTATTACCACCAAGCGGACCTGTCAACTGCCAAATTATAGGTGAAATAACTCCAGAAATTGAAGACCAGTCAATGCGTGTCAAAGAATTCATGAATTACGAGTTAATGAACGTGATGAAAGAATATGACCCGGATATGGATCAATTATTATTTTATCTGCCATTAGCCGGTTCCGCATTTAAAAAGATTTATTATGATGGCCAGTTAGGAAGAGCGGTAGCAAAATTTGTTTCCGGGGAAGATTTGGTAATTGATTATTTTGCCACTGATTTAGAAAGTGCGCAGCGTGTTACCCACTGCATTAAAATGAGTGGTAATGAATTGCGTAAAAATCAGGTAAGTGGATTTTACAGTGATATAGAAGTTACTACAGGAACGGTTGACCCTTCTGAAGTACAAGAAAAGGTTAATGAATTAGAAGGTAATGAACCTTCCTATACTACAGACACTGACGAGCATTTACTTTTAGAAATGCATGTTGATTTAGACTTACCAGGATTTGAAGATCCAGATGGAATCAAGCTTCCTTACATTGTAACGCTTGATAAATACTCCGAACAAGTTTTGTCTATCAGACGAAACTGGGATGAGGCAGATCAAACTAAAAAAAAGAAACAGTATTTTGTACACTTTAAGTTCCTCCCAGGACTGGGCTTTTACGGCTTTGGTCTGATACACATGCTTGGAGGGTTATCGCGAACAGCAACAAGTGTTTTGCGGCAATTAATTGATGCTGGCACACTCGCTAACCTTCCTGCAGGTTTCAAGGCACGTGGCATGCGCATACGTGATCACGACGAGCCGTTGCAGCCGGGTGAATTCAGGGATGTTGATGTAACAGGAACTTCCATAAAGGAATCACTATTACCCCTTCCTTACAAGGAACCAAGTGCGACCTTATTTCAATTACTAGGTTTTGCGGTTGACGCAGGAAAAACTTTCGCGGCGATCGCTGACATGAAAATGGGTGAAGGTAACGAGCAGAATCCAGTTGGAACGACATTGGCGTTACTGGAACGTGGAACAAAAGTCATGAGTGCCATTCATAAAAGAATGCACTACGCACAAAAAATAGAGTTTAATTTACTAGCGGATGTATTCCAGTCCTATCTCCCACCAGAATACCCATACATGGTTAAAGGTGGCGATAGAATGATCAAGCAAAGTGACTTTGATGATCGCGTGGATATTATTCCTATAAGTGACCCTAATATTTTTTCCATGTCCCAACGTATCATGTTGGCGCAACAACAATTACAATTAGCCCAATCAAACCCACAACTTCATAATGTACGCGAAGCGTACAGAAGAATGTACATGGCGATGGGTGTGGACAATGTGGATGGTATTTTAAAACCGGATCCAAACAAACCATCCCCTATGAGTCCTGCAATGGAAAACGCTGTGGCGATGCGTGGAGAACAACCGAAAGCTTTTCCAAAACAAAACCATCCGGAACACATGAAAGCACACGCTGATTTTATTGCTACTAGAATGGTACAGATTAACCCGCAGCTCTACGCTATGATGGAATCACATATCATGGAACACATTGCCTTGTTGGCAGCGGAACAAGTTGACCAAAAACCAGAAATGGCGCAGCAAAATCAACAGATCCAGCAAATGATGCAACAGGCACAGCAAAACAAGCAGATGGTTCCACAAGCGCAACAGGCACATCAACAGTTTATGCAACAAAAAGAATCACAAATTGCCACTGTGGAAGCGCAAATGGTTAAAGAGATGCTCGCTGAAGAGAAAAGACGAACTGAAGAAATGGCTGATGACCCACTTGTTAAACTTAAACAGCAAGAAATTGATTTACGTGCAATGGAAACCATGCTTAAAACCAAGGAAGAAAAGGCACGACTAGAAAAAGACTGGACTATTGACTCAGAAAGAATAGACTTGGATCGTGATAAGCTTGAATCTCAAGTAGGTATAGACTTACTTAAAACTAAAACAGCGGAAGCTGATTTAAAGAGCAAGGAGAAACTAGCGGCTTTAAAGGAAAACATGGCCGTGGTTAGAGAGGAAATGAAAGGAAGGTCAAATGGGAAGGGAAGCAAGAAAAATTAGGGACTATATTACTAAGATTGAGACCCTTGTAATAAAGGAGGCTCCAACTTCGGATGATCAACTTTTGTTTTGTGCGGCGATGGTTTCTATGGTAAGAAACATCTACTTAAACACATTAGGTGTAGAACAGACAAATATCATTTTTGAACAGCTTGCGGCTAGCTTTCAAATGGTTGACGAGTTTTACACGCATGATAAACCAACGATTCATTAGGAGGATACAATGGTAGGCAGAGTAAGAGTGCGTGGTCAAGGACCCGTTCGACGTGGACAAACAACCACTACATTTAAAAAAGGTGGAAGAGTTAAGCTAATGTCTGGTGGAAATCCTCACAGAAGAACTAAAGAAGAAAAATTGGACGATATGTGGAAAAATGATTGGCGGAAAAGAGCTACGAGGAAAAAAACAAGACAGGTAAAGCCAATGGCGAAAGGTGGAAGGGTGACTCCAGGAATGAAAAAAGCTGTCCGTACTATGATGGCTGACTGGGACGATTCTGGAAAAAGATTAAGTCCTCATCAAAATCCACGATCAAAAATGGCAGCTGAATTGAGACACATGCGTGACAACCCACCTAAGAAAAAAACAATTCGCAGTCCTCATACTGCTGATCCTAAAAAAAGAACTCTGAAGGACATGTATCATAAAAAAACTAAAGATTTCTCAGAATTGATGAAAAAGGCACCAAAGAAAAAATCAAATCCTAGACCATTTTTAGGCGGGCTACGACCTGGTGTACCTTTAAGGAGAAAGAAATAATGGTTGGTAGTATAATTAAAAAAGGCGCTGATATAATTAAAAAGTC